CTTACCTGAAGTAGAAAGAAAAAGACTACTTGATGGAGACTGGGATGTAGCCGAAGGTGCAGCCTTTACAGAGTTTAGTAAAAGTATGCATGTTTCTGAGCCATTTGACATTCCAGAAGGTTGGGCAAGAGTAAGATCAGGTGACTATGGTTATAGCAGCCCTTCTTGTATACTTTGGGGTGCAATAGACTGGGATAATAATCTTTGGGTGTATAGAGAACTATATGTTAAAGGATTTACCGGTGAAAGACTTGGGGATACAATAGCTATGATAGAAAAAGATGATCCACCTATGCAATTAGCTGTTTTAGATGCAAGTTGTTGGAATAGAACAGGTCTAGGGCCTAGTATAGCAGAAACAATGATAAAGAGAGGTGTAAGATGGATACCGTCAGACAGAAATCGTATGGCAGGAAAAATAGAAGTTCACAGAAGATTAGCTTGTGATGACTACGGAAATCCTCGTGTTCGTATTTTTTCCCATTGCAATAATCTTATCCGAACTTTGCCCACGTTGCCTCTGTCTAAGACTAATCCTGAAGACGTTGATACAAAAGCTGATGACCATGCGTATGATGCACTAAGATATATGGTAATGAGTAGAACTTTAGTAAATGCACATAACACACATAGAATGACAAGACAAACACAAAAATATGAACCACAAGATCAAGTATTTGGATATTAATAAATGGATGAAATAAGTTTAAAACAAGCATTAGAACTATCATTAGAAACAGTTACAACTCCTGATAAAAAGAAGATGCATATTAATACTTTTAATGATATTGTTGCAGCAGGATATGATCCAGATGGTCCCGTAAGTCAGATAAATAACAGAAAAGCTGTTGATTTGCTTGATTCAAAAGGAATGAGTACAGGAAGACATGGAGCTGTAAGACGTTTTATTAATGTTGCTAATAAATTATTAGAAAATCCTAAAGGTAACATCTATAATAATGAAGAAGTTAAAAAATTTACTAAATTAGATCAAGTAGGCAAGGCTAAACCTCATAAATTAGTAACAGTTGCTGATAAAGGTTTTAGTAGATATATGAATACTTTGTACCAAGTAGCAAAAGAATTAAATTATATAGAAAACACAGGAAGAGGTACATTAATAGACGGTAAAGAATCTGATATTTATAAAACTTTAAGAAAAAGTATAACAAACAGTGATACTTTAACTAAAGCACAAGCTAAACTTCTTAAAAACAAAGCTTCTAGTTTAAAAACTTGGATTATAATGAAATCTAGTACAGGAGTAAGGCAAGAAGCTTTGATGAATTTAACTGGACATAATTATGATGCTTCTGAAGGAAAAATATATGATGCTATTAAAAAATCTAGAGGAGTTGGATATATTCCTATTTCTTATGATCTAGGAGAATTTCATCAAAAACTTATGGGAAAACAAATAGGTTTAGCTCAAGGAAAAAACTGGGCTGGTGGAGCTTTTATACATAAAGCAAGAAGAATGAATGAGATAATGGAAGAAATACTCCAACCTGAATTTAAAAAAAATGGAGTAGTATGGAAAGATCCATTTGGAAAACCTACTTCTTTTAAAACAGGTATGTTAAAAAACCAATTTGCTAAAACTGTAATAAGTCTATATGGCTTAGACAGAGGAAAACAACTTTTAGGACATATTTCTCATGATACTATCCTAACACATTATGCTGGTGGAAAAGGTTTGTCAGCATTTGACGTGGCTGAAATAAAATCAGCAACAGGAGTGTCAGGAGTTTCTCAAGCTGGAGATTTAGATAACCATATAAAAGTAGTAGCTTCTGAAGCTCAAGGAAGAAATGTATTAGATACAGGAAAATCTTTTGGTATAGATATAACAAACACAACTTTAGCAAAAGAACCTTCTATTGACTCTAAAGAATTACAAAAAATTAAAACAAAATTATCTACAAAAAACAAAATGTTAGATATACAAGTGGCTGAAACAGTTGATGCAATAGATATTAATTCTGCACCAGATAAAATAGAAAATTATGTTGACAATGTAAACGAAGCAATAGATAATGTACGAACAGACGATGTAGTTCCTGAAAAAAAGACACCTTATAAAAAAGAATCTCTAGAATCTATAAAAGAGTTGTTTTCAAAATTTGGAAAACAAGCAAGAGAAACAGTTGGTGATATTTCAGAATATGTAGATGAAGCTGTAGATGCAGAAACAGCCCGTATGGATGCACAAGTAAAAGCCATGAAAGGTATGCCTCCCGGACAAAAGTTTTTAACAGGAGCAGCAGGTATTCTTAATTTAATACCTACAAAAAAAATAGGAGTAGGAGCTGTAAAACTAGCAGGGCAAATGCTATCTCCAAGTAAAGGTACTATGGGAAGAGCTGAAATGACATTAGAATCACAATCAATGATTCCACAAGATGTAATGCAAGAAGCTAGAGCAAGAACAGAAGCTAGACAAATGCAAGAACAAATGGGTGACGTAGAACAGTCTATGTTACAAAATGAATCACTAATAGGTGATGAACAAGTAGAAGAAACAGAGGAGCAACGAATAAATCGGCAAATGATGGAAGCTGGTTTTGGTGCTTAATTTTAATAACAATAAAAGGAGGCAACTATGCCACAAGGAGTAAAAGGAGCTTATAAATCTGGTTATATTATGGGCCAAATGAGTAAACAAGGTGAAATGAATGAAGCTAATGAAGGTTCATTACATCGTGAAGGATTAGACTCACACATAATGGGTGAAAATAGTGGTGCTTTTACACAATCTGTAAAATCATCTTCTGGTAAAGGTAGTGGACACACTGCACAGCTAGGAATGATTATGGGTTCTTCAAAAAGCACAGACTAATATAATAATAAACAAGGTATAAAAAATGAGTGATCCTGCTGACGTTTCAAATGAACTAAATCCAAATGATGCTCCCGGCCTTATTTCTTTAATAAAAGGAAGGCAGAAGGAGGCTGAAGATGGTAGACAAGTTCATGAAGAACGATGGTTAAAAGCTTATAAAAATTTTAGAGGTATCTATGATAGTACTACACAGTATACATCTACAGAAAAATCTAAAGTATTTATAAAGATAACCAAAACTAAAGTATTGGCTGCATATGGTCAGATTGTTGACATACTGTTTGCAAACAAAAAGTTTCCACTTACAGTAGAATCTACTCCTGTACCAGAGGGAATAGCAGAATTTGCACATATGCAAACACCTTTAGATCAAGCAATGCCACAAGATCCATATGGTTTTGAGGGAGATGGTAGAGAATTACCACCGGGAGCTACTGAAGCTACAGGTAATTTAGACTATTTAGGAGGATTAGCACCTAAATTTGAGGGTGCACCAATAGCTGAGGGCCCATCTAAAATGGGTGAACCTCAAATATCTCCTGCCCAAGAAACAGCAAGACATATGGAAAAGGTTATCCATGATCAACTAACAGGAACAAATGCTGTTACTACTCTTAGAAACTCTATATTTGAATCTGTGTTACTTGGTACAGGAATAGTAAAAGGACCATTTACACATACTAAAACAGTACATAAATGGGTTAGATCAGGAGAAGAAAAAGAATATCAGCCTTACCATAAAGATATTCCTAAAGTAGAAACTGTATCTTGTTGGGATCTATACCCTGATCCAATGGCTACAAACATGGAGGATTGTGATTATGTTATACAAAGACATAAGATGACAAGAACTCAAGTTCGTAACCTTATGGATATGCCAATGTTTAATTCTGAAGCTATAAATGAAGTTTTATCTGGTGGTGGCAATTATAACGATAAATATTATGAAAGTGTAATACGAGATGATGATCATTTAGATAGAAGTGCATCAGAAAGATTTGAAGTGCTTGAATATTGGGGATGTGTTGATTCTTCTTTCATGACTGAAATAGGTATGGAAGCTCCTGAAGATAATTTATCTCAGGCACAAGTAAATGTGTGGGTTTGTGGTAATCAAATACTACGAGCAGTTATAAATCCATTTACACCAATGCGTATTCCTTACCAAATGTTCCCATATGAAATAAGCCCTTATCAAATATGGGGTATTGGTGTACCAGAAAATATGGAAGATGCACAACTTTTAATGAATGGCCATGTACGTATGGCTATAGATAACCTATCACTTGCAGGAAACCTTGTATTCGATGTAGATGAAACATCTTTAGTGCCGGGTCAAAATTATGAAATATTTCCCGGTAAAGTGTTTAGAAGACAATCTGGTGTTACAGGCACAGCTGTAAATGGTATAAAATTTCCTAATACAGCAGGTGAAAACATACAGATGTACGATAAAGCAAGGCAACTTGCTGACGAAGAAACTGGTATACCCAGTATAATGCATGGGCAGACAGGTGTTACTGGCACAGGCAGAACAGCTGCTGGCTTATCTATGTTACTTGGATCAGCTGGCTTATCAATTAAGACTGTTATAAAAAATCTTGATGATCATCTTCTTAAACCAATAGGAGAAGCTTTTTTTCAATGGAATATGCAGTTTAATATAGAAAATCCTGATATAGAAGGAGATCTTGAAATTAAACCAAAAGGTGTTGCTTCAGTTATGCAGAAAGAAGTTCGTTCACAACGACTTATTGGTCTGTTACAAACAGTGGCAAATCCTATGCTTGCTCCATTTATTAAAATACCTAATCTTATAAAAGAATTAGCAATATCTCAAGATATAGATCCAGACAGTCTTGTAAATGACATGGATCAAGCACAGATCTATGCCGAAATGTTAAAAGGAATAATGCAAAATGTCCAACCAGAACAGCAACCAGAATCAGGAAGCCCTCAAAGCCCTAGCCCCAATACTGGGCAGCCCACAGGCATGGGAGCCCCTCAGCAACCTACTCAAGGCACTCAACCTACAGACCTTACAGGGTCTGGTAACAGCACAATCGGAGTTGGAGGTGTACCGGCTGCAGGGGAAAGCCAGTTTGCTGGCAATGCTTCTCAACTTGAGGAATAATTACGAAGAGATGAAAAAAGAAAGTAAAAAATAATGACTACACCTGATCTATTTCCTACCTTTACAACTACAGCTGAAGAAGCTGGTCAACAAGGTGGTCAATTTGACCAGTCTTTTGGTTTTTTACAATCTCCGGCTGAAGTAAAAGGAGTTGGAGAAGCTACAAAATTACCAAGAGATATAGGGATTAATCTAAAATTAAAGAGCTTAGGAAGAGAACAAGAAGAAGTAGAAGACGAAGATGCACCACAAGATGCTACATCTAAATTACGAAAAAGTATGGTGGCTGCTGGATCTATGGCTTCAAGTCCGGCTAATATTTTTGGATTAAGGCAACCTACAGCTATGGATGTCAATGCTTTAACATCGTTAGGTGGAGACCCTAGATCTTTTACTTCTGCAGGCACCCCTCCTGCTTTAGCTGATACAGGTTATGATGCTTTTGCTATGTTGATGGATGAAGATAGAGATTTAGGTCCAGCAGGTCCAGATGATATAGAACAAGGTTTACAAATGGCAGGGGATGTAGTAGGCACACTTGCAGACTCACCTGAGACAGCAGATTTTTTAGGAGATATACTTAGTACAGATTCTACTACAGCTGCAGGAAGCACTACAAGCACTTCAGCCTCTCCAAGAGGGATTGATCCAGTACCAATAGGAGTAGCTCCAAATACAGTAACTTCTGGAGCCGGGTTAAATGCTGCTGGTATGCCTATGTATGGTAGTACTTTAGGGGCTTCTGCAGCTACTACATTAGGAAATGTAGCATACGATCCTAGACCTGCTTTATCAAAAGGATATGGTACTCCACAAATGAATAAAGCTGGTTCTGGTCCTTTTTATAATCCTAATAATTTATCTGGTAGCCAATATGCTATGGCAGGTGCTGCTACTATAGGAAGTGCTTATACA